TGTTTATTAGAAAAATATTTAGAATGGTCTTTACAAAAAAAGGCTGATAAAATGTTTTTAAAAGCACAACAAGGAGAATAATTATGCCAATGGGAAAAGGAACATACGGAAGCAAAGTGGGTAGACCACCAAAGAAAAAAACTAAAAAGAAAATAAAGAAAAAATAATGCCTTTTAGTAAATACTCACCAAAACAAAAGAAGCTAGCCTCGGTAGCCAAACCAAGAAAGAAAATTACTGCTGCTGACTTTAAAAAGTTAAAATCTAAAAAGAAAAAATGAAACCACAATCTGCCAAGGCTAAAGGCAGAGCTTTACAACAATGGGTTGTAGATAAGCTTGTTGAGTTACTTGGCTTTGACCCAGAAGATTTAGAATCAAGACCCATGGGTTCTAATGGTGAAGATATTATTATGGGTGTTCAATCAAGAAAACAATTCCCTTACTCAGTAGAGTGCAAAAACCAAGAATCAGTTAATGTATGGAAAGCATACGAACAATCACAAGAAAACTGCAAAACTTACGAACCTTTGGTTATAATAAAAAGAAATAGAACAAAGCCTCTCGCGTTAGTCGATGCTGAATACTTTATAAGGTTACACAATGATAGACAAACTAATACAACCAGTAACGAAGATTCTTGACAAGTTCATACCAGACGCAGATACAAAACAACAAATCGCGCATGAACTTGCAACTATGTCGCAAAAGCACATCCATGAAATTGCAAAAGCACAAATAGAAGTAAACAAAGAAGAAGCCAAAGGTAGTTGGTTTCAATCATCATGGAGGCCAGCAACAGCTTGGGTATGTGTTGCAGGCTTTGCAGTCAACTTTTTAATTAGTCCTTTATTAGCACCTTTTGGTATTGATGTACCACAAGCTGATACTTCTACTATGCTACCTGTATTAATGGGTATGCTAGGATTGGGTGGTATGAGAAGTTATGAGAAAACTAAAGGATTAACAAGATGAGTTGGGAAAATTTTAGTATAGAAGAGTTTGCTTGTAAGCATTGTGGTGAAAATAAGATTGAAAAAGAACTTATAGATAAGTTACAATTATTAAGAAGCGATGTGGGTTTTCCATTTAAAATAACAAGTGGATATAGATGTGCAGATCATCCGATAGAAAAAGTAAAATCTGAACCAGGCACGCACGCATTAGGATTGGCTGCTGATATATTGCTTAGAGGCGAACAAGCACTAGAAGTAATATCAAAAGCTACCGATTATGGATTTACAGGAATAGGAATTAATCAAAAAGGCAATGCAAGATTTATACACTTGGATATATCAAAAGACGCACAAGGTAGACCACGCCCTCATGTGTGGAGTTACTAAATGGAAATAAGCTCTATTTTATTGTGGAACATTATAATGACTTTGGTATTTGGTCCTATCATTTATGGTATTCGCTCTAACGCGACAGAAATCAAAAGAGTTGATATACTACTCAATAAGACTAGAGAAGAAGTTGCTATGCGATTTGTTACCAAAGAAGAATTGATAATGAATATGGATAGGGTTATAGAGCGTATAGATAAGCTAGACGCAAAAATAGATAAATTAATAACACAGTAATATGAGTAAAGGAACAATGTCATCAAGGGGTTTGGAAGGTTTGCAAGGAACGCAAATGTTACCAAAATTTCAAAACATGCCACCAATGGCTTTTGGAAACAATCCAATGTTTATGCCACAAAAACCAATGTCTTTATTTGGTAATTATGGAGGCATGCCCATGCAACAACCAATGCAGCCAGCTATTCAGCCCCCAGTGCAACAACCAATGCAAAGGCCAATGCAACCACCTATTCAAAGACCTATTCAAAGACCAATAGATATACCAGGAAAACAACCTTTAGACATTTTTATTGAACAACAACCAATGGTTCAAAAACCACAATCTTTATTGACACCACCCCAACCACCTCAAATTCAAAAACCACAAAATCCAATGAATATTGGTAGACTGCCAATTAATTTATTTAGATAATGTCAGTAACACACGAAGAAGTAGTTAAGGCCGCACAGGCAGAACAAATATTAACGTCAGAAGTTTTTAAAGAAGCAATAGAAAATCTTAAAAATGAATACATAAATCATTGGTTAGGATCAAGAGAAATTGACGATGTTAATGCTAGAGAAGATATCCACAGGTCATTATTATTATTACCAGAAGTTGAAAGGCATCTGCGTATCATTGCAGAGAAAGGCAAGCTCACTCAGTCCAATATAAACAAAATTAGAAATATTGGTTAAACCTTCCCTTTTTACTCGTTATTAAGCTAAAATACTCTTAAATACATTAAGGAGTATTTATATGAGCAATAACGGAAAACCGACTGCTTTACAAACTGATAAGGAAGTTACTGCTTCTATGTTTGAAAGTTTCTTAACCCCTGAAGAGGAAAAGGTTGAGGATGCAGTCACAGAAACAGAAGAAGTAGTTGAAGAAGTTATCGAAGATGAGTCTGAATTTGTTGATGAAGAAATTGACCAAGAGATTATAGATGAGTTGGAAGATGACGATGAAGAAGAACTGGATGAAGAACAAACCGATGTTGAAGAGGAAGCTCCGCAACTTCAAACATTTACTGTAAAGGTAGATGGCCAAGAGGTAGAAGTCACGCAAGAGGAACTCATCAACGGATATTCTCGTCAGCAAGATTATACGCGCAAAACACAAGAACTCTCTCAACAGCGTAAGACTATTGAAGAGCAGCAAGCAGAGTTAGCGCAAAGAGATGCGATTTATTCGCAGTTGTTACCGAAGATGGAGGCGCAGTTAAATGCGACTTTAGGCGAAGAGCCAGATTGGAACACTTTATACGAAGATGATCCTGTTGGTTACGTGAGACAAAAACAGCTTTGGGATGAACAAAAAGAAAAGCTTACAGCAGTACAAGCTGAGCAACAAAGATTACAACAAGAATCTTATGTTGAGCAGCAAAAACTAATTCAACAACAAGTTGAAGAAGGACAGCAAAAGCTTCTCGAGTTAATTCCAGAATGGCAAAACGAAGAAGTTGCCAATAAAGAAAAAGCTGAAATTGCCAAACACGCAATCGATGTGTTGGGTTATACCCAAGAAGAGGTCAACTCTGTATATGATTGGAGAGCTTTACTTGGTTTAAGAAAGGCATGGTTAAACGATAAAATCGTTGAAACAGTCAAGAAAAAACCAACACAAAAAGCACCAGCAAGAGTGGCAAGACCTGGAACTACTAACCGACCTAAATCGGCAGCACCAGCGAAGAAAGCAAAACAAACATTAGCAAAAACTGGAAGAGTCCAGGATGCTGCTAAAGTTTTTGAACAATTTTTAAAATAATTTTATTTATACAGGAGTATAAGAATGGCTAAGGTAACTAATGCTTTTGACACATATTCGGCAACAGCTGACAGAGAAGATCTAAGTAATATCATTTACAACATCTCTCCAATGCAAACACCATTTATGTCATCAATTGGTAAAAAAAATATTAACAACGTAGTGTTTGATTGGCAAACAGAATCATTACCTACACCTAGTGCTGCTGGTCAGTTAGAAGGTTTTGAACTATCAAGATCTGCTGCTACAGCGACAGTTAGAGCAAGTAATGTTGCAATGATTTCATCAAGAGATGCAACTGTAACTGGTTCTCAAGACGCTTCAGACCCAGCTGGTAAGAGATCAGAAATGGCTCACCAACTAGCTATCATGTCTAAAGCTTTAAAAAGAGATATGGAAGAAGCTCTTTGTCAAAAAGGCGCTAAAACAACTGGTAATGCTACAACAGCTAGGGTAACTGGCGGTTTTGAATCTTGGATGAAGTCTAATGTAAGCAACGCAGCAGGTTCTACACCTACTGGTGGTGGTGCAGCTCCAACAGACGGAACTCAAAGAGCTTTAACTGAAACTTTGCTTAAAGCAGTATTACAAGATTGTTTCACAAACGGCGGAGAGCCTTCAATGGCAATTTGTGGTCCTGTAAACAAGCAAAAAATATCTGGTTTCACAGGTAGAACTCAAGCTAGACAAATGATTGATGCAAATACTGTAGAAGCTTCAGTATCTGTTTACTCATCTGACTTTGGTGAACTAAAAATCGTTCCATCAAACAGATCAAGAGAAAGATCATTACTATTGGTAGATCCAGAGTTTGCTAAAGTATCTTATTTAAGAGACTTTAAAACTGTTGATATTGCTACAATAGGCGATGCAGAAACTAAAATGATTGTATGTGAGTATGGTTTAGAAGTATCTAACGAAGCTGCACACGGAATCGTTGCTGATTTAACAACTTCATAAGTTTTATTAATTAGCTTAAAGGGATGTTTCGGCATCCCTTTTTTTTGTGCTAAAATCTACACATGGCAAAGACAACATTAATAGATCACAAAAAAGGTTATAAGTCTGTATTTGCAACAGAAGATGATAAAGTTGTTTATCACACGAAGCAAAACATACAGCCAACTTTGGATTATGTAAAAAATCTATCTGAATATACGCCTGGTAAAGATTTACGCCATGTAGCAGAAATACCTATGGTAATATATCAAAGAGCAATCCGAGAAGGATGGGCGCAAGATTCTGCACAATGGAAGAAATGGTTAAACCATTCAGATAATAAACCATTTAGAACATGGAAAGGTAAAGTATGACATACGATGAATTAAAAACTAATATTGCAAATTTTTTAAACAGGTCTGATTTAACAAGCCAACTTGATTTTTTTATAGATGCAACTGAAGCAGAATTTAATAGAAGATTAAGAAACAAAGACATGATTAAAAGAGCAACTGCAACAGCGGATGCACAATATATATCATTACCAAATGACTGGTTGGAAGCTGTAAACGTACAAATAGACAGCAATGAGTTTAGGCCTTTGTTTCAACAATCAATAGAGTCATTAGATGTATATAGAAAGTCAACAGACAATGTTGCAAGCCAACCAATTTATTATGCTTTGGTAGATAATACAATAGAATTAGCACCTACCCCTGATACAAGTTATACGCTACAATTAACATACTATGGCACCATTGATGCTCTAAGCAGTTCTAATACAACGAACTTTATATCCACAGGATATCCAGATGCTTACTTATATGGCGCCTTAAAACATGCTTCTATCTATCTCATGGAAGATGATAGAGTTGCTTTATTTACAGCACAGTTTGAAAAAGCATTAGAAGAAATGAGAATGGAACAAGAGAAAGCAGAATTTGGCAAAGGATCTCTAATGCAGAGAAGAAGAACTTATGGCAAAGCTGGTAAAAACATACATTACTGGAGTAATAATTAGGAGATAATATGGCAGGATTTAGTGATTATTTAGAGGACAAGGTATTAGACCATGTATTTGGTGGTAATGCTTATACAGCACCATCAACATTATATGTGGCTTTATACACCGTAGCACCAACAGACACAGGTGGCGGTACTGAAGTATCAGGCGGCTCATACGCAAGACAATCTGGAGCTTTTACTGTTTCTGGTACTAACCCAACCACAGCAAGTAACACAGCAGCTATTGAATATCCAACAGCTACAGCTGACTATGGAACTGTAGTTGCAGTAGGCATTTTAGACGCCTCATCATCTGGTAACTTATTGGCTTATGCAAACTTAACAGCTTCTAAGGTTGTTAGTAGTGGAGACGTATTTAGATTTAATACTGGCGATTTAGATATAACATTGGCATAGAGTTATGGCTAGTATAGGCTATAACAAAGGTTATTATTCAAGATCTAAATATAATGACCTAGCATTTCAAGCTGAAGCTACTATTCAGGGGTCTTCAGGATTTACAGCTAACGCAACACAGATAGATAGAGCTGAAGCAGTTATACAAGTTGTTTCTGGCTTTACAGCTGTTGGTACACAAATAGACCAAGGCGCAGTTATAGGGCCAGTTATATCAGGTATGACTGCCACAGGCAGACAGATTGATTTAGGTGCTTCTACTGTAAGTGCCACATCTGGTTTTAGCTCACAAGGATTTATAACAGCAGCTGGCGTATCAGCCATAACAGGTGTATCAGATCTTGATGCAACAGGTAGAGCAACCTTTGCTGGCACATCAACCATTATTGAAACAAGTGGCTTTGTATCTATTGGTGGTCTAAAATGGGAAGATATAATTGTACCAGGAGAAACTTGGACAGAACAAACGGTTGCTAGCGATACTTGGACCAATCAAACAAATCCAAGCACAACATGGAAAACATTAGATAAACAAGAGGCGGCGTAATGGCAGATACATTTACAACGAATTTAAACTTAACAAAACCAGAACTAGGTGCAGCGGAAGATACTTGGGGTATATCTCTTAATGCAGACTTAGATGCACTTGATGCAATCTTTAGTTCCTCTGGTACACAGATCAACCTAAACCCAAACCAAGTTAACTTTGGTGATAATAAAAAAGCTATCTTTGGAGCTGGTTCAGATTTACAGATTTATCATGATGGTAGTAATTCTTATATAAAAGATTCAGGAACAGGCTCACTATTAATAGATGCTACTAATTTATATCTTAGAAATAGTTCTGGTGAAGAGTATGCTTCATTTATATCAGACGGAGCTGCTAATTTAAAATATAACGGCAGCACTAGAATAGTTACAACCTCAACAGGTATTGACGTAACAGGTAGAGCCACAATGGATGGTTTGACTGTAGATACTTCTACTTTAGTTGTCGATGCTACAAATAATAGAGTTGGAATTGGTAATGCAAGTCCTTCTAATCTTTTAACACTAAGAGCTGCTACTGGTTCAAGTCATGGAATTAAATTTGAAACAGCAGGCTGGAATCATAATGTCAGATTAGGAACTATAGGAACTTCAGGAAATGACTTTAGATTAATTTATAATTATGATTTAGCGAATACAACTGTTGATGATAGTGGGCAGGGTACTTCTTATGTTCGTGTAGGTTCAGGTTTAGTAAGATTTGGAACAGGAGCAACAAACTCAGTACCAACAGATAAGTTAGTCATAGACTCAACAGGTATAAACGTAACAGACAATATCAACTTTGGTGATAACAAGAAAGCAGTATTCGGTGCTGGTTCAGATTTAAAGATTTATCATGATGGTTCAAATTCAGTTATCTCTAATCAGACAGGTAGATTAGACCTTAGAGCTCCCAACGTAAGTCTTAAAAATGTAGCTAATAATAAATTTATGTTACAAG